TCCGAGGGGCCTCAAATAGGACGGGACGTGAGCCATGCGGCCTAGTTTTTCTACCTGATCGGCACCGAAATGCCCAAACAAGTCCGTGCCCTTCTCGCTACCGAAGTCAGGGCCGTTAATGACGAACGCATTCGGGTTGATCTCTAGCAGGAGGGAAGCCATGTCGGGCTTATTGTCCGCAAGACCAAGGGCCTTACCGGCAATGAGCATCGCCGCGAGATACGCCTGAGTCATCAGGCCCTTACCGGAACGAGAACCCGCTAGAACAACATGCAGGCCACTCTTAGCGAAAGCGGACAGCGCCTTGGACGTGTCAACAATGGTCTCATCTAGTCCGAGGCCGAAAATCGCGACGGTTTCAGCCCGCAGGTTCGCGCCTTGGCTCATCTTGGCTTCAAGAATCTTGTACGCGAAAATCGGGGCGGCGTTAGCGAGAATCGTATCCACGTCATAGCGGTGTTCCCACATGAGGCTGCTACGAACCGGCGCATATGACCGGCTCTTATTGCCCGCAGCTACACCGTAAGCGCGTTCCACGGACTCTTTAGCGATGTCGTCGCCTAGTTCCTCGTGGTGTGTGAGGGAACGCAGCTTGAGCTTGGTGAGGGTTGCTCGGCTATTGACCTCGAACGAGGACACGAGGAAACACGTTGTCATCGCATTGTAGATACGTTCTAACGCGCCTGAAACACTGTTCTTCACGCTCTTAGACGTGTAATCCTCACCGTTGCTTGCGGCCCGTTGGAGGAGTTTCTTCACGACAGCTTGAAGCATCGTCTCCAAGCTCGGCTTCACTTCTTGTTCGAGGTAGGTTTCCCACTTAGAGGCCGCAGCAAGGCGCGGATACGACTCCGGTGACGCGGGGTCAAAACCGCGCCCGAAAGCGTATTCGAGCATCTTGTAGGGGAAGTAGAACTCAGTGTCTTTCGCATACACCGCGCCACTAGAGTCTTTCCCGTTCACGACGATCTCAGCGATTTCGTTAATGTCCCTCGTGGGCATGGCTTCCAACTGGGGGACAAGGCCCTTAATGACCTTCCATGTTTCCATCGTCACCGAGTCCGGTAGGCGCATGAACGCCCGGCCCTCGTCGTTGATCGCCAGCACACGGCCCTTAGAGTCTTTCCCATCCGCGCCCGTGTTTTCGGGGGCGAGAATACCGAAAGGCTTAATGACCTCATAACCGGAGGAGAAGATTCGCGTGTATTCTTCCGCGATCAACTCAACGCGGGCGAAAATCACGCCATTAAAGAACGACAGTGCTTCATCGGGCACACTCTTGTCAGGCTCACGTTCCCCATTGAGAGCGTCAATCACTTCTTGAATCGTGATGCTCTTAGAAACCGTGTCGAACCCGAGTTTTTCGCGCTGCTCTTTCGGTAGGGCATGAAGATACAACGCGGCAGACAGGGCTTCGTTCTCACAGTCGCACATCACGCCGTGGAACTGTTCTTTCGTGAGTTGACCGAGAACACTGCTGCTTGCAACGA